TTGAGGTCTACGACTCCGCGACGTTCAAGTGGGTGCCCGCGGGGGACACGCAACCGACGACCGAGCAGGGCTTCGGGGGCTCTGACGGCTCGCAAACTTACGACGTGTCGGAGATCAAAATCTGGCACAACCCGTACGACGGCGCTTGTGTTGAGGACAGCTCGAGCGGCGGTTGCACGGCGGACTACTCTTGTTGGTACACAATAGGCGTCGAGTTGAACGGGTCGGTGTCGTCCACAGACCCAAACTGGGAGGGGCCAGACTTCACCCACACACCACCGCCGGGCTGGGGCACGTCACTGGTTCTAGGGGACCCGCCCCACTACGGCAAAACGTTCGACGTTGACGAACAGACGGAGTCGGGAGGCATCTACACCACCCCGGTAAAGTGGTCTTGGGACTACTCCTTCGAACCGGGCTGCAATAGCTCGATCGAGTCGGCCGTCAGTGCTGACGACTTCATCGTCGCGGGCGCCGAGTTCAACACGTTTACGAACATCCCCGAGCTACCGAAAGAGAGGATCCGGCTGCGCATGGGTTGCACAAAGTGCGAGAAGAAAAAGAAGAAGCCGACAGGCGGCACAGGCACCGGAGGCTCCGGCCCAGGGAGCATCGAATGAGCCTTCGTCGCGGTGTCCTGTTCGCCCTTCCACCTTCCCTGCTCGTGTGGCTGGCGGTCGGTTTGGCCCTCGTGGCGTGCACCACGCCCGAGCCTTTCCCCGCACCGACCGGTGGCGGCATGCCCCAACCCCTCGCGCGGGCGGTCACCCTCGACACCGCGGAGGCGCCCCAGCACCGCTACGGGCCGCGGGGGCGCTTCCGTGTGGTGCACAAGTCGGCGTGCGATCGCTCCGACCACGGCGGCAACCCTCTCGTGTTTCCTGACCTCTCGATGCCCCCGACCGTCGGCGAGCCACTCCGGGTTATGTGGACGACCGAGGGCACGGTCGCACCGTTCCCCGCCGCGCCGGCGGTCCTGCTCATTTCTCTGGGCGACGTCCAGCCGGTTGAGCTCGCCGGCGTCGGGCTCCCTGGGTGCACGTTCCACGTCGACGGCAACCCGAAGAACCTGCACGTATTCGCCCCAGGCACCGTGCCTTGGCTCACGCAAGACGGCGGCCGTATCTGGCTCCACTGGACACCCACGCCCATTTTCGCCGGTGTCGAAATCAACATGCAGCTCGCCGTCAAGGCGCCCGGGGCGAACGCTGCGGGGTGGCTTCTGTCGCCCGGGCTTGAGCTTTGGGTCGGGCGCGGCGACACTTAGCCGCCATGGCGACGATCCCGGGCATTCTTCTTTTCGGCGGCACCGACCTACAGGGCGGGTCTGGGGGCGTGCCGGCGATCGTGTCGGTGGCGGACGTTCTCGCAGGCAAGGCCGCGACGCAGCTATTCGACCGTGACTTGCTGCGCATCATCCCCGATGACTCCGAAGGCGAGCCCGCAGCGGCCACGCTCTCGTGGTGGCCGTGGATGGATTTCAACCTGGGCGACCTTCTCACCGTCGACAGCGCGACCGCAACCACGGTGACGGTTTCACCCGACCCCGGGTGGACAACGAACGAACACGCGGGCGCGAAGGTCTCGACGTCGTCGGCAAACCTCGGCCTCGACAACCAAGCGGTCGCGGTTATCAGCAACACCAGCGACACGCTAACAGTCGCGTCGTGGACGCTGACGCCGGTCGTTGCCGGGTCGCTCTGGCTCAACGAGGGCCGCTTCTCCGACTATGCGGCGCTCGTCGGATACCGGTCGCCTGACGAAATCCTCGCCGTTTCCGCCACCCGCGGTGGCGGTTCGGCCATCACCGCGGGCGTCGGTGTCGGCTACGACGCGGGGCTCTTGGCCTATCTATGGGAAGACGTCTTTTCGTCGAGCCCGTATTTCGTCTGCGCGAAGTACTCGAACACCCACGACGCCAGCGACTTCGCGTCGGCGGGTTCGCCCCGCACGACCGCCGAGAGCTACGTCGCGGCGGCCGAGGCCGCGTTCGCGCTCAAGTACCCGAGCGATACGCTGGAGTGGCGATACATCTTCGTGAACCACGTGCACCAGGACGTCGACGCGTGGATCGCCGAGCTACCTGCGTTCACGCAGCTACTCAGCTACCAATCCGACCTCGAGGCCGAGATCACTTGGCTACGCGGCGCGACGATGGCCAACAACGCCAACGCACGTATCTTGCTGCCGAACCACAAGACCACGTTGCGGGAGGCCGACGCGACCGCGGCGGGCTCAGCCATCAACATGATGGGCACGTCGCACGCGGGGCACGCCCTCGTCGCGGCGGATGATTCGCTCGTGCGAACGGTCGACTTTAACGGCCAGAACCCGCCGACGATCTCGGCGGAGCTCGCGTACTCGCCGGACGAGGACCAGATCGCCTACGCGGCTTCGTTCTACTGGCGCGAGGGTGCCAAGATGATCTCAAAGTCGATTGAGCTTTGGGAGAACGGCGACGGCACCGCGACCGACGGCGTCATGCCCGTTTACATCATCTTCGGCGACAGCATCGAGACGGGCGAGATCACGACCGCGTATTCGACGGCGCTCGACTCCGACGTCTACACGGCGACCCCGCGCGACACCCGCCAACGAATCTGGAACCGCACAAACCAGACCGTCGAGACCTACGACGCGCACACCAACACGCAGACGAGCGGCCAGTCGACGACGAACGTCGGCGCGCACTTCTCGCTTACGCACAAGCTCATGTTGCGCCACCCCGACACCGGGTTCGTGCTCATCCAGCGTGGCAGCGGCGGCAGCTCGCTTGCCGAAGAGGTGCAAGCATACGCCTCCGGTAGCTACGGTACGTGGCTCAGCAGCGTGAGCGGCGAGAACTGGGAAGAGTTCAATGACGACGTGACCAACTGCTACGCCGCGATCAACACGCAGTTCGGCAAGCAGGCGCAGCTACGCGCGATTTACGTTGGCCTCGGGACCAACGACGCGTTCACCGCAGGTGGCGGCACGTCCTTCGTCAACGCGCTCGACAACTTCGTCGCCGAGATGCGCGACAAGTGGGGCCACGTCGTCGAGGGCAAAGAGACCCCCGTCATCTGGCGTATGCCCCAGCTCGGCACGGCCAACCGGATATACGACGAGCTCATCACGATTCGCGCGGCGCTCACCGCGAAGGCGAAGGCGGACCCCCAGTTCACGGCGCACAACGTCGACGACCTGGAGCGCAAGGCCGACAACCTGCACGAGACCGCGGCGTCGAACGTCACCCGCGGCGAGCGCATCGACGACGAGATCGCGAAGATCGAGCTACCAAACTGCACCCGCGACTAAAGTCTCGGGGCCTCGCCGTCCGATAGCGGGCGTATGCAATCACCAACCCGAAAGCTACTCCGCCTCGTCCTACGCAACACCCGGTGTCCGGATACCCGAGCTAAGGCGCTCCAGCTCCGGCGAGAGACCCGGGCCGCCGAAACCCGGTGGTCGCGGAGGGTCCGGCGGTGAGTTGCCTTACCAGTGACGAGGTCGCCCAGGCCAAGCGCATAGCCGCGTGGGCGGGGCGAGCCGACAAGTGGGAGATCGTCGACGAGATCCGGCGCAACCGTGGGCGGGGGCTTGCCCCCCGGTGCCCGTTGACTGGCGCCGAGACGTCCCCAGACCCCGGCCCGCACGAGCTAGCCGAGAGGCGCGAAGCGGTCGAGCGGTTGCTTTGCCGGGTCGCCAAGCTCCCCGATGACTTGCGCTGGCTCGTCGAGCAACGGCTCGCCGGCGACAGGCTACAGGACACCGCGGAAGTGCTCGGGCTCACCTACTCGCGCGCGTGGCGGTTGTGGCGCAAGGCGCTCGACGGCATCATCAACCCGGTGGACGCCGCACCGGAAATCAGGATCAAGGCAATAGACGACGCCGAACTCGAGGCGATCCGGCCGATTGACGACGTCAAACGCGAAGCGGTCGCCGCTGCGCTCCGGGCCACCCGTGGTGACGTAGAGCACGCCGCGCGGCGGCTAAAGGTGGGCAAGGCAACGCTATACCGGTGGCTTAAACGGTGGGGCCTGCTCGCCGTCGGCTACACCGCCCCGGCAGATTCCGGGCCCCTTGACGGTGGGTAGCTATTGACCTACGGCCCGCCGTGCTATCGTGTGGGCTATGGTCAAGCTCACCGAAGCAGAGAATCTCGCGGCGCTCAAAGCCGCCAAGGCGCGCGGCGCACGCGTGCACGGGCAGCTCGACACCAAGTCGGCGAAGATTGTTGCCGAAGAGCAAGCGAAGATGCTTGCCAAGCGCCCGGGCGTCAAGATGACCGCCGCCGAGGCCGCGACCGAAGAGTCGATGCGGTCCGCCGGAGAACTGGCGCAAGAGGCCGCGGCAAACGGCGAGACTGACGAGCCGATGGGCCAGCCGATCGCGGGCGGGGGCGCCTAGCCCATGACTACCGAGCTCCGCACGCGCAACCAAGCGCAGCAAATCTACGTCCGCGCATTGTCGTCGACGTGGCGCAACAACATCGAGCTACACGACCCGAGCTTGTGGTTGCTGCGCGAGCCGGAGCTCGAAGAGAAGATGCTACGCGATGCCGACATCGCGCACGCGGTGCAATACCGGCGCCACATGATCGCCGGCCAGCGGTGGTCGTGTGTGCCCCGCGTCGAGGGCTCCGCCCGGGCACCGATGGCGGTGGCGATCGCTACCGAACTCGTCGACGGCATCAAGAACTTCACGCAAGCGCGGCTCAACCTCGCGCGCGCGTTCTTCTCCGGGTCCCGTTTCGGCTACATCCACGGCGAGGCCCGCCGGCTCAAGATCGGCGACGGCATCGAGCGCACGTGGTGGGTGCCGACTCAGATCGAGGACCGCGACAAGCGGTTCTACCGGATCGTGCCGGAGCACGACAACACAACCGGCTCGCTCAAAGCGCACTGGGAAGTGTGGGACATCGTCGAAACGCAGTTCAAGCCTGAGAGTGTCGACGACTGGAAGCAGACAATCCGCCACGTCTACCAGGACGACCAAGCGTCGCTCGGCCACGGCCGCGCGCTGCGTGAGGCGCTCGGGTGGTGGTGGTACGCCAAGACGCACGTCTTCAACGAGTCGCTACAGGCCGTGGAGCGTTTCGCGCAAGGGATCATCACCGCGAAGATCGACGGTGCCCGCGATGCCGATACGGGCATGCCGAACACCGAGCTAATCAACGAGTGGCGGCGAGTGCTCGAGGACCTCCGCTCCCGTCACGTGCTCGTATACGATTCGGCGGACCAGATCGAAACGGTGAGCATGAGCAGCGAGGGGTGGCAGTTGCTCCATACGATCCGCGACGAGTTGCGAACCACAATCTTCACGTTGATTCTCGGTGCGAACCTCACCACGCAAGCGAGCGAAGGCGGCAGCTACGCCTTGGCCCAGGTGCAAGAGAACAGCACCGAAGCCCTCGTGCAGTATGACCGCGAGACGCTCGAAGAGACGCTCACCGACCACTTGCTCGGGTGCCTCTGGTTCAAGAACCACGCCAACTTGGTCGAGCTCGGCATCGCCGAAGAGAAGCCCCGCTTCTCGATTGTGCAAGAGAAGCGCGAAGACCCGAAGGAACGCGCCGACGTCGCGGCCGTGCTCAACGGCATGGGCGTAGAGCTATCGCGCGCCGACGTGCTCGAGCAAACCGGATTCCGCCAACCGGAGCCGGGCGAAGAAGTCATCGAGAAGGCGGAGCCCGTCGACCCGTTCGGCGGCATGTTGAGTGCACCCCAAGGGCCGGGCGGCGGCCAAGGGCCTTTCCCGGCACCGAAACTTCCGTTCAAGAAGGGCTAACAGATGGGCGTTCGCGGTGTAATCCCTGGGGTTGCCACAACCCGGCACGTAGAGCTACTGGCCGCGCAACGCGCGGCACCGGCCGACCTATTGACCATCCACAAGTTCGGCAAGAACAGAGCCGTGGGCACAACCTTCGCCCCCGTCGCGCTCGGAGGCATCTACCGCACTCCGGGCGTAGGCGCGGAGACCGCGCTACGAATCAAAGCCGGGGGGAACGCCGCCGACACAGCGGCGGGCGCCGGTGCCCGCGAGGTCACGCTCTACGGTGTCGACGCGACCGGCGCGGAGGTCTCCGAAGCCGTCGCTACGGCCGGCATCGCCGCGTCGGCGGCGACCACGACGGAGTTCCTACGGCTATTCCGCGTAGTGGTCACCGGGTCCGGCACATACGCGTCGGCTAGCGCAGGGTCGCACGCGGGCGCGATCACCATCGAGAACGCAGCAGGCACCGAGGATTGGGCGAGCATTCAAGCCTCCGACTTCCCGAGGGGTCAGTCAGAGATCGGCGCCTACACCGTCCCGGCGGGGTGGACAGCGTTCCTTTACTACGCGGCGATCTTCACCGACTCGACGAAGCGCACCGACGTCTTGTGCTTCCGCCGCGGGGGCGTGCTCATCACGGCCGCGCCGTTCGAGGCCATGCGGCTAGTGTTCGAGACGCAGGCCCGGGGCAGCGAAGAAGAGGTCACCTTCGGGCTACCGGTGAGGTTTCCCGAAAACACCGACGTCGGCTTTATGGCAAAGGTGGACTCGGGCACCGCCGAAGTCGACGTCGACTTTGAGCTCCTACTTATTCGGAACACATGAGCCAAGCCGACAAGATCATCGAGTCACGCGGCGCGCGCTATGCCCGCGTCTACTTCGGGGCCATTCACGACCTCTACGTCGCGACGGTCCGGGGCAACGCTCCGGCCGCACGGTCGGCGCGCGAGCGCCTGGGCAAAGCGATCGCCGAGACGATGGGCGCCGCGGAGATCGTCGGCGCAAAGCTGGCCCTGGCCGCAGCGGTGCGGGGGTCGAACTTCGCCGCCGAGCAAACGGTCATCCCGAACGTGTCGCTCGCCGAGGCCCTCGACGACTTCGTCTCGAGGACACCGAAGGTAGTGCGCAGTGCGGCCGAAAGGACCGCGCAGCGCATCGCCGAGCTATACACCGAAGACCGCGTCGTCGCGTTCGTGCGCGCCGCCGAAGAGTCGGTCACGCGCGAGGCTCAGTCGTTCATCGCTCGGGCTTTGCGGGAAGGCATCGGAGAGGGCGAGGCGGGCCAACGCCTTGCTATGTCCGTGAACCAGATCCGCGAAGGCACCGAGGCTTGGTCGGAGGGTTACGCACGGATGGCGTTCCGAACGAACGTCAACACCGCCGTAACCGCCGGCCGCTTTCGTGCGTCGCAAGACCCCGACGTCAAGCTCGTGGTGCCGGCGTTCCGGTTCGATGCCGTCGGCGACTCCGACACCCGACACAACCACGACGCGGCCGACGGCATCATCCTCACCGTCGACAACCCGGCGTGGAATCGCATCGCCCCGCCCCTCGGCTACAACTGCCGGTGCCAAGTATCCCACGTGTCGGTTATGGAGCTCGACGCGATGAATCGTTTGCGCGCTGACGGGTCGGTCATCGAAGACCGCATCCCGAGTGACGCTTTCCCCGACGACGGTTTCCGCCACGGCGGGCGCCCTGACCTCTTCGTGAGCGTATGACCGAAGAATGGGACGACACATATCGGAAGTTCCGGCACATCGCGGCACGCGAAGGCGTGAAGCGAACCGCCGAGAGCGTGCCGACTGACCCGAGCAACCTATACAAGCTACTCCGCGGCGACACGCAAAGGCCGTCGCGGGCCGTTCGCGCCGGCATCGAGCGCGTCGTCAAGGAACACGAACAGGACGAAGAACAATGAACGACTACCGCACCGAACTCGCCACAGTCATCGCCGACACGTCGCCGGGTGCTAACACCGATATTTTCGGGGCAGACTTCCAGCTTAAGCGGGCGGGCAACCTGCTGCGCATCACCGCGCAATGCGCTAGCGACGTGACCTTGTCGCTCGTGCCGAGTTCGGGTACCGCGGTAGCCCTCGGGACTGTCGGCGCGTCCGCCGTCACTTTCGAGGTTGCGGTCGACCAGGGGCGGACGTGGAACGCCCAGATCAACGGCGCCGTCGCCGTGCATCACCTAGTTGTAGTTGAGGTGCAAGCATGAAGTACCGCACTTCCCGTAACACGCAAGGACACCTCGTGGTGCACCGCGTGCCTATCTTCGTCGCGTGCACGCGCGGCGACTTCGAGTTCGACGACGAGTGGATCACGTCGGCGGTGCTCGCCGCGAAGCTGGCGGAAGCTGACGGCTACATGCCGCCGCTACACATCCGCCACCACGGCGAAGACACCCCGGCCGAGCCCGCGGGCTTCTTCCGCGTCGTCGGTGCCGACCCGATCTCGTTCAAGGGCGACCAAAAGCTCGCGATATTCGCTGACCTTGTCATCACGCAACCGTGGGTCGAAGACGACGTGCTCGCTATGCGACTCCCCTACCGCTCGGTTGAAATCTTCAACGTCGACAAGCCGGTCATCGACTCACTGGCGTTGCTCAACCACGAGCCGCCGTACTTGCAGTTGCCAATGCTCATGGTGGACCAACCAGCCGCAGACACCACAGGCGGGCCACCGACCAGCGGGCAGCTTGTGCGTCTGGCAAATGCCACTATCTCCAACCCGTGGAAAGCGGAGGGCTACTCGAAGGCCAATCCCGTGGTAGCGTGCTTCCGGCACGGCACCGCCGCGCACTTCTTCACGCAGGACACCGACGACATGAAGATCGAAACCAAGACCGACGGCGAGAAGGGCGAGAAGTTCGCCGACGACTCGAAGAACCCGTTTGAGTCTGGCGACGAGACGCCCGCAGATGGTGACGTCGCCGGTGTCGAAGACGACCCGAACAACCCCGAAGACGGTGGCGAGGCTATGGAAGCCTCGACGTCGGATTCGATCAAAGCGATCTGTGAGACGATCAAGAGCGGCGCCATTTCGGTTGCCGACCTCGAGGCGCTCAAGCAGTCAATCATCGAAGTTCTCGGCGGCAACGACGAGAACAGCGAAGAGGAACCCCCCACCGAAGAAAAGGCGGCCGCGCCCGCCCCATCCCCTGGCGAAGCCATGAAGAACCAACCGAAGACCGACGACGCGGCCAGCAAGGCGAAGGCCGACAACGACACCCCGACGACCGAGAAGAAGGTCGACACGAAGGCCGCCCCGAGCGCCGACCTTGCGTCGCAGTTCGCCGCCCTCGCGGGCGAGAACAAGGCACTCAAGGCCCGACTCGACGAGAAGGACGCCTCGGAGCAACGCCGCAACGACGTTGCCGATGCGGTCAAGCGCCTCGAAGGTCGCCCGCTGGGTTCGAACCTCGAAGCCGACCTCGTCGCGTTCCACGAAGAGCACGGCGCCGCCGCGTTCAAGGGCTACGTCGACAAGATGGAGGCGACTTTCGCCGAACTCGGCGGCAACACCGACGGTGGCAAGGCGGCCTCGTTCGCCCGCGACCCGAAGACGCCGGCACCGGCTCTGGCCTACACGGAGCAGGGCACCGACGCCGTCGAGAAGGCGGCCAAGTTCGCTCGTGAATACGAAGAGCTCAAGGCCGTCCGTGGCACTCGCATGAGTTGCGAGCGTTACGTCGAAATCAACATGGGCAAGATCGGCATCGACAAGCCCGCCGCCGCTGCGAAGTAGCGGCCCCATCACCCCTACCCACAACCAGGATTTGACCCATGGCCGACCTCGGCGCAAACAGAGTTCACAAGACGTCGCCCCGCAGCGGGGCCAACAGCTACCCGATTGCGAACGGGGTAACGCTCTACCCGGGCGCCCTCGTCGCGCTGGAAGGCGGCTACCTCAACCACTGGGCCGACGGCGCGAACGACGTGTTCGTCGGTATCGTCCTAGGTGACGCCCTCGGCGTTTCGCCGGGCTCCGGTCTCGTGGGCGACACCAGCGCAACCCCGATCCCCGAGGCGCGCGTCGATCAATCCGGCGTTACCTTGATGCACCTGGGCTCGGTCGGCGGCACCCCGACGCAGGCCAAGGTGGGCGACCTCGTCTATTCCGCAGACAGCGACACCGACTCAATCACCCTGACGATCGGCGCGCTCAACCACCCGATCGGCTACATGAGCCGGTTCCGTTCGGCGACTGACGTCGACGTGACACTCTTCACCCCGGCCGAGATGCTGGCCCAGGCCACCGCCTAAAACCAAAGGTAACGAACGATGAGTACCGTAATCAGCAGCGGCGTCCTGGCAAACGGGCTCCGCACCGACTTCTGGGACACCTACGCGGCTATCCGCAACCGCCAACCCGACTCGCGTCTCTCTCAGGTCATGGACCTGGGTATCGGCGCGACCAACCGCGAGCACAAGTTCGGCTACTTCGAAGCGGCACCGCACTTCGAACAGTGGATCCGAGGCACGTCCATTCCGACGGACGGGTTCGACTCGGTCGACTTCGACGTGCCGGTCTACACCTGGGGTCGCCGTGTCAAGTGGCACAACGAAGACCGCGAGGACGACCAGACGCAAAGCCTGTTCGACGTCGCCCGCATGGCGGGCCAGTCGGCCGCGCTTCTGCCGGAGCGTTTCTTCTTCGACCTCATCACCGGCAGCACGAACACGCTCCCGGCGGTGCCGCTCGCCCCGGACGGCGCAGCGATGTTCGCCACGACCGCCGGCGGTGCTGACCGCTTTGGCGTGAGCTCGGGCAACCTGCTCACCGGTTCCGGTGTCGCGTCGGTGTCGGCCATTCGGACCGACTACTACAACGGCATCGAGCAGTGGAAGCAGTACCAAGACGGCAAGGGCCAACCGCTCCTGTCCGACGAGGTCATCGACTCCGGCGTCATCATCATCCACGGCGCGGCCAACACGGAAGCCTTCGAAGAAGCCTTCTTGCAGCGCCGCCAGGGTGAAGTGATCGGCACCGACGCCGGCGCCACGCCGACGAACCTCGTGCAAGACGCCAGTCGTAACGTGACGCTCTGGGGCTCCCAGCGCATCGCCGACAATGACTGGTTCATGTTCTTGAAGAACCCGCCGAAGCAAGCCACCTTCTTCCTCGACCGCAAGGGCATCATGGAAGAATCGAGCATGCGCGGCGAGAACAACGGCGACCACACGCGCGACACCGGCGAAGAATACGTGCAGTGGCACTCGCGTTCCGGCGCGGGCATCGCGTTGCCGTTCGCCGCCATCAAGTGCAACAACTAGCCGACGCCGGCTAGTCAAGGCTCCCCGAACGGGCCGACCGCTCAAGGTGGGCGGCCGGCCCGTTTCAATTCCCCGTAACGCCATGAACTGGAGATACCCCAGATGAGCAACGAAACGAACCTCCCCCCGACCAAGAACCCCGACGCAGGCAAGCCGGCGAAGGTCAACGCCCCGCGCCGCAAGGCCGCGAAGGCAAAGACCAACATCGGTGGCAGCGAACTGACGGCCAACATCGCGGAGCGCAGCAACTCCGCTGGCACGTCGCGACGCTACCGCTACTGGGTCGGTGTCTCCCCGTCGTGCCCCGTCGAGTCGATCGACCTCGCGGGCGTCAACTTCCCGAAGGTGAACGCCAACCTCGTAGCGGATCCGATGCGCACCGGCCGCAAGAAGCGCGTTCCGGTCATCGGTGCGATCGTCTACCTGGACGAAGGCAAGATCCGCAAGATGCGCGAGAAGCTCCCGCGCACGATTCTCCGGTTCACCTCGGACGTGGGCGACCACGACGAGCCGGGCACCGGCGAGAACATCGGCGACGTTGCCCGCCGGCCGCGCCGCGGCCAGCTCATCACGATCCCGACCGACGCCGAGATCGAAGAGCGCCGGAAGAAGGGCAAGCCCACGCGCGCCTACTCCCCCAACCTCGAGCGCGACGTTCCGGCGTCTCGCTTTATGTTCGCCGTGCTCTGCGAAGACCAAGAGAACGGCGAGCGCCGCGAAGAATACCCCGACCCGCTCGAAGTGACTGGCCTACAATGGCCGGACGAACTCGCGGCGGTCGAAGACATCCTCAGCTAAGATACGACCATGAGTGGAACCCCAACCGAAGCCGAGATCCAAGCCCAGTGGGTCGCTGTCGTCGACATTCTGGAGACGTTCCGAAACCACGTCGACGGGACGCTCGCGGGCACCGCGGGCAAGTGGGATACACTCATCAAGGCGCTCGAGGGTGAATACACGCCCTCGGAGCTCGCCGACTGGGTAAACGGCATGCGTGCGGGGTGCTCGGCGCTCATCACGCAGCAAGCGGCCAACTCGGCGCTTGTGCCGATCCTGTTCGAATACGCCGGGCGCATCGACTCCGACGCGACCGGCACGGACGGCTACGGCACCGGCTACCGGACCGCGTCGCAGCTCTTCCGCATGCTCTACGACTGGTTCGTGGCCAAAAGCTACACCGTCGAGAGCCGCGCCATTACCTACGACACGGCTACCGCCGGCGGGTCGAACACCGGCAACGGCACGATCACCCGCCTGACGGTCGACGAGAACGCACACAACCTCGAGGCGTGCACCGTCGAAAAGAAGCTCTTTCGGTGCGTCGCCGACCAGAACAGCGGCGTGCAAGAGCACGCCGAAGTGTTCGAAGTGCTCGGGCAGGCCGCGAGCTTCGATGCCGTCTTGCGCGCGAACTACGGCTCAGGCGCGTCGGCCAACACGACGATCATCAGCAAAAACGCCGGCTCCGGTGCCGGCGGGTCCCTGTTGTCCAACTCGTCGTTCTCGGACTACGACGCGGCAGCGGCGGCCAAGTTCACTAGCTGGACCGAGGCGAGCGGTGGGTCGAACCTCACCCAAGAGACCACGACGGTTTACCGCTCGTTCCCGGGTGAGCAGACGAGCGCCGCCATGAAGATCAGCGGAAACGCCAAGGTCACGCAGGCACTGTCCGCAATGAAGGTGCGCCGCTTGGACGCGGACACGCCCTACCAACTGCGGCTCATGTACAACCGCGCGGCCGGCTCCGGTGACGGCACGTTGACGATTCGCTGCGGCAGCAACTCGAAGGCGGTTGCCCTCTCGGCGCAGACCGGGTGGAACGAACTCATCCTCGACTTTGACGAGAACCTCTGGTTCCGCAACTTCAACGAGGACCCTATGGACGTCGAGGTCGAGCTCGCGTCGAATACGACGGGCTACGTGCTCGTCGACGACGCGATCTTCGCCCCGCTCGACCTCATCGACGGCACATACTGGTTCTTGCGCGGCAACAACACCTCGCACACGTCGTGGCTTGTCGACGACGTCTTCGAGTTCACCGACACCGGCGGTGCCCCAGCCACGGGTAAGCTACAATGGTGGCTCTACGTCGCCGGCCTCGGGTATCTGCCGAGCTCCGGCACGCCCACCCTCGCGGACCCGTAAACCATGGCCGACAAAGACACACTTTGGGCATACGTCAAGACCGTATACAACTCTACCGGGCTCACGACGCTTACGAACATCGGGGCCCCGGAGGCTACGGCTGTCGACAACGACGTCGGCACGGCCGCGGCTCTGAGTACGATCAACTTGTGGCCCGCCTACGCGCAAGTGTCGTTCGACGTGAGCGACGCGCTGCACCTGGAGGTCGCCGCGGTGGGGGTTATCGCTCTGCTCTGGCGGCGTGGCGGGACCAGTTCGGAGATCGAGCAAGTCAAGTGGGACACCGTCTTCGGTGACGGAGGCATGATTGAAAAGGTCCGTCGCACGGACCCCCGCGCGCACCGAGGGCCGAAGTCGAACTCGGGCACGACCACGTCGCAGGAAAGCGGCACCCAATACGGTTGGTCCGACAAAGCCTCGCTACCCCCGGGCATTCTCCCTTCGGCGTTCGACGTCAACTCGGAGGACTGACATATGCCCCGCGTAACCTTCGAAAAGGGTGCGAAGGTGGGTCGGATCGAACGCAACCTCGCCAATCCCGAAGCCACCCTGAAACAGATCGGCGTATTGATGGTCGCCGAGAGCCAACGCTCGTTCAAAGCGCAGCAGTTCGGGGACAAGAAGTGGGACCAGCGGGCACCGGTCAACGTGTTCGGTGTCATCGCGGATTTCCACGCCGGCAAGCGCAAGCCCGCCGCGCGCCGCTTCGACCGCCGGCCCGCCTTGCGCGACACGGGGCGGCTGGCTAGCTCGATCGCTTTTCAGGTGGTCGGCGACACCGTCGAGGTTGGGACCAACCTTGACTATGCCGAAGTGCACCAGACGGGCGGCGAGACCGAGTCGAAGCCGCTCACCAGCTCGGTCCGATCAAACCTCTGGCGCTGGCTCCGCAAACAGTCGAGCGAGATCAAGCGCCGCCTGGGCTGGGTGCTTAACAAGAAGTTCCGCGACGAGAAGCTGACGCAGAAGGTGCCGGCGCGGCCCTTCCTCGGCATCACCCCGCAAACGCGCAAGACGATCTCCAAGATGATCGGCGTGCACATCATGGAGGCCAAGTAGATGGCAGCAGGCAGCGCGACGCGCATCCTACGGGCCCCCGGGCGACTCGTCGCCGACCCCGACGACTTGACGCTCAACTACCCGTATGGCGGCGTCGAAGTGGGGCGCACACGGCTTGTCGTCCTGACGAACCTTGCCACGGCCTACCGCATCGAGTGCGAAGGGCTCGGTGGGGAGCCTAGCGACATCCTCGAGCGCCCCGCGCGCTACGTCTTCTCGTGCTTCTTGCGCGGGTGGGACGACGAGGCCGTCGAGAACCTGTTCGCGAACCACTTCGTGCAGGGCGACGCCTCGGGCCACGCGGTCATGCGCGAGCCGGGCGACCGCACCGCCGGTGCCTCTGCGCTCGCTCGGGGGCTCAAGCTCCTATACGTCCCTGACGACCCCG